AGACGCAAAACCCGCCGATGATTGGAATGTCGACGATTGAGGACGAAGTGACGGTGGCGGGGACGACCACGATGTATTCGCAATAATGAAATGAAATGAAATGCGCGAACGGAATGGAATGGAATGGAATGGAATGGAATGGAATGCGCGAACGGAAGTGTGGCGGAATGGAATGGAATGGAATGCGCGAACGGAAGCGGAAGCGGAAGTGTGGCGGAAGCGGAAGCTGAAATGTGGCGGAAGCGGAAGCGGACGTGTGGCGGAATGCGCGAACGGAAGCGGAAGCTGAAGTGTGGCGGAATGGAATGCGCGAACGGAAGCGGAAGCTGAAGTGTGGCGATTATTATATATGTAATATTTATACGAATCAAATACTCATACGAATATGAACTCAAAACTTGTTCTCGCTATCATCGTGATTCTTCTCCTATTGTATGTCATATTTAAAGCACTCACGACGAATTATACGACTTTAGGGACCATGCAAAAATGGGCGACATCGACCATCATACAAGGCACGAATCTACCCTCGAGTTTCAAGGCGAATACCGCGATTTCCATCTGGTTTTACATTAAGAAATGGGTGTCTGGCGCCAAGGTCATTCAATTCCAAAATGCGTCGGGTGCTGTCATTTTTCAGGTCCAATTTAAAGCATCTACAAACACTATCCAGATTTTCCCCACGTCAGGCACGACTAGCTCAAATGACTGCGAAATCGCGGATTTCCCTCTTCAAAAATGGGTCAACCTCATCATCAGCTTCAACGGTTCGGCGATGGATGTCTATGTGGACGGTAAATTAGTGAAATCGTGCGTTGTAAATAATGGTTCAAAACTAGGTGAAACACAAAAGATTATTTTAGGCGATGCTAGCAAAATAGAAGACGTCGGATTTATCACCAATGTCAAACTGAAAGCGGCACCAATCGCACCTCAAGAGGCGTGGGATATTTACTCGCAAGGGTTCGGTGGAAGCCCCTGGAGCGACCTCCTGAACAAATATAAAGTGAAGTTGAGCTTTATCGTGGATAATCAGGAACAGACCAGTATAAGCACATAACGGAGCGCAGCGGAGCAACGGAGCGCAGCGGAGTAGCCGAGCGTAATTGTTTTTTATTTGTTATATATAGTATACAAGACGATTATATATAATGAGCGAAAGTAGTGGCAGTGGCAGTGGCAGTGGCAATGGCGGCGGCGATGGCGGCGGCGGCGGCGGGTTTTTAAGCGGAATATCATCCAGTTTCTCAAAGCCAGGCGACGCCGGTCTCTCTGGGTCTAGCAGCGGCAGCGGCAGTGGCGGTTTCGGTCTGCGAGAATTTATGGAATCCAATAGTCTTGTCGCCAAATTCGCATTTATTTTGATGGTATTTATCGTCTTTTCCGTCGCAGTGAAACTTGCCATCATCGGATTGTCATATTTGATGCTGCCGACGATGTCGCCTTACGTGTTGAACGGAACCGCGAATACTGAAGATATGGCGATGAATGTTTCACAAGACCCGGCGCAAAAGGATTCTGTATTTATCGCGCGGTCGATGAATGAAGATGGCGGTTTAGAATATACGTGGTCAGCGTGGTTTTTCGTCAATCAGGTTCCACTTGAACGAGATAAATGGTCGAGAATCTTTAGCAAAGGCGGCGAGGGAACCAAGTCCACTGCTGACGGAATCTATTACCCGAATAACGCACCAGGAATGTATATCCGGTTTTCCAATGATATCAATGCTACGAATCCCGATAGGACCGACGCAGGCACCAATGTGTCGTTGATGGCCGTTGTGGATGTCACCGGAAAGACGGATTCAACCGACAAAAAAAAGAATTTACACGAACAACTCATAACAACCGACATTCCAATGAAGAAATGGGTAAATGCCGTCGTCCGTGTCACCAATAATGTGATTGATTTGTATATCAATGGTCGCTTGGCCCAGCGTCGCAAAACCCCCGGTATCCCTCTCCAAAATTACGGGAAAGTGAATATCGGCGAGGATAAGGCCAAAGACCGGTTTAGTGGGTATATTTCCACTATCCAGTATTTCAATTACTCTATTGGTGCGAATAAAATCAAGAGCATCGTGGATGAAGGACCCAATATGAAGATGGTAACCAGTGCGGGCGGAGATACAAGCGCGACGAAGAATGTCGGGTCATACCTCTCGAACCATTGGTATATGCGGTAATATTTTTTTACATTTACATATCAGCGATAGATACGATACGTGTAACAAAATATAATGTCTGTGCCTCCTACCTGGACGCCGCAATTAGAACAGGATATAATTAACGGGGTATACGGCGATGTTTATTTTAATCTAACGAACGAAGGCCCGGGGACAACCCGGTTTAATGTATATTCATTAAGTTATTCTACTACATTTCAGCTTATATCCGGTACATTTACGATACCCGGTGTTCCCGCAGGCGTCGGGCCCAGAGATACAGATGTCCCTGCGGAACTAATGAGTCGGCGCGGGACACTCATCGGGGTCATTCCGTTGATAAACCTATCTTCAGATAACACGCGGACACCCATCACATTCTCGTTTCCAACGAATTCCTACGCCATTTCGGTTGTTTCATTTAATAAAGACTATTATGTAATTCCACAACCGTCGGGTGACCCGGCTAACGCTGTCGGAGTATATACACGCCCTGGAGCGCCAGTTGTGCGTCTTCCTTATAGAAATGCGCTCGTCATCAACGGCATCTATGATGTTTCGGGCGGATATCGTTATGACCAGGTAAGCACTACATTACGGATGGAAATCAATCAGGCATCGTATGAACCGTCTATGGTCGGAGATGATACCATTAGATTCAGTAGAAAGAGTATTGTTGTTCCGCTTACATTAACAAAGGCATTGACGAATATCGCAATCAAACCATTTTCGGGAGTAGGCGATATTAATACAATACCCGATTCTGATAGTAACGGGATTATCACGCGCGAATACCTGGACGGGTTTATTGATTTGAGTTTTTCGCAATTTGCGACGACAACTCGGAAGAAACTCGTGGATGGTTCGCCCGACTACGGAGATATCATTTATTATTTGAGTTTGACAGGAACGCGCACATTTCAGATTGTGAACGATAATGTCACAATCACCGACAATAAAATCGCATTTAAAAAAGTGACAGTGTTACCCGATGGCAATCATACGCTTATTCCCATCAAGTTTCTTCAAGAAGAGACTCCGGTATATCAGCGGTCCACACAGAGAATCGGTGATACAGTTGGCAACGCCGCGACCATTCGTCTCCGAATCAATAAATCCACACCAACATTTGTCGGCCAAATTCCAGCGATAAATACCGCTGAACCCCTCCAAGTGTATCGTCTACCCGACTTGAACAAAATGACAACCGAGGGTTCGTTCATTCTTACGCCGCCTCTTTCCAATAATAGCGACTCTTCCTCCAATTTTTTATTCTCGTCGTCCAATGATAGTTTATTACAAATACGGGTGTCCGGTGGGACGGTCGAGGGCGCGGTGTATACCGCACATATCTATGGGTCCGGGACCGCAACAATAACGGTAACCCAACCCGCAACAACGAATTTCAACCAAAAAATCGCATATTTTGACGTGAATATATTTGAAATAACACCTGCCATTATTAATTGTAACACGAATTTATTTTATACCAATCCATACAATCGCGAATTCTGGACGCGATTCAAACCCGAATGCCGCTCTTCGGATTTGGTAGACAGCGTGACCGGCGCCAAACTCACCGCCACACAGGTCGATGAAGTCTACGATATGCGGCGTAAGGCCGAAATCCTGAAATACAATAAAAATGTGGGCGGGTTGACGAAGAGCCAGAAATACGCAAAGGCGTCGCGCGGCGAATTAATGCGGAAAATCGGGAATGAAGCGAATTATTTGAGTGGTGTCGGAGGGAGCGCGTTTACATTGACATGTCCGACGACGCCGGCGAATCGCGCCGTGCTTTGCGGTCTTACGACGGCGTGCGGTGTTCCCGGGAAAGAGCGGTTATTGTGTTATGACCCATCCGTGAATTTATATAATTATAAGCGGACATACACATACGAGGCCGGTCTTCAAGTCACTCTGGATATACCGACGACGATTCTTACTGAACCGCTAAATTTGCGTATCACGAGTTATGACAGCGAACTCAATAAGATAACGTTTGTATGGGATGCGCCGGAATCCAATGGCGGGTTCCCCATCACCGGTTATGTTATAACGTATTCCGTGGATAATAAAACATGGGCGCCGTATAAAAGCGTGTTCCCGTATAAACCAGAGGGTGCCGCCGCAGTGGCCGCTGCTACCTACAACCCTGTATCTCGCGAAATCAATGGAAATTCGGTTGTCTTTGAACGCATCCCCGGGTCCATTGAAATCCGGGCGAATACCGTATACTATATCTCGGTGTTTTCTGGGAATGTGCGCGGATTATCCAGCGTACCTGCGACGATAACGGTGAAGACATCGTCCGTTCCGTCTATTATCGGTGATTTCGGATTTACAAATCCGGCGGATGAGCGTCAGAATTTAATGGTGGATTTGAAATGGACGGACCCATTGAATACAGGTACGGCGGCGGGTGGAGGGTTTAATGGTCCGCCGATTCGTCAATATAACCTCTATTATCGCAAGGTTCCAGATACGGTGTGGTTGAAACAGACATTAGATATTAGCAGTATTATTCTATCGACAAATGGCGGTAGCGGCCAGTCGCGCCGATATATTTTGCGTAATCTTTTAAACGAAAACAAATATGAAATTAAAATAGAGCCCATCAATACGGTGGGCGTGGGCGCCGAATCCGTCATCATCACCGCGCGGACATTGATGAAACCTACAGCCCCTACGGGTGTATTGGTAACTGCGAAATACGGTATATTACCGCCAGTAATAGTGGACACATCCGGGAATTATATCAATATCATCTGGACCAAACCAAATACGGGGGGTAGTCCCATTAAATTGTATAATATAACGATTACGCCGCCACCGCCATCAGGTTCAACTGTATCGACTTCAATAACCGTTCCGTATAATATTTCAACGACGGATACTCGAACCACGTATAGTTTGGATATTGGGAGAATCGGTCCAAGCTCTATAATCGATGGGGTGTATTCTGTAACAATATCAGCATTTAATGGTTACCTTTACAGTAGTGAAAGCGCGAGTTCGTCTGTAACTGTAAAACCTAAATCCGCAAAACCGAGTATATACTCGATTGAAGGAACATATACGTCGGCCGGATTGTCATATGCGGAATTGACGTTTTATATCGTCACCGAGATTGTTGGTGCCATAACTTTAGTTAAAGTGAATGGGTTAAATACCAGTTATTCAACCAACCTAAATATTTATAGCCAGAATTTTGCCGGGCTTTTCGGGATAACCGGAGAGCATAAAATACGCATTCCCGCGACATCCGCAGGACAGGAGGTTATCGTGGTTGGAACGACATATTCGGTAAGTGTAACACTTGTATTTAATAATGGGTTGGAACAGACGAGTGAATTGTTCTCATATACTCCTGAAATTAAGTATTTGACAACATAACGAGCGAACGAACGAGCGGAGCGAGCGAGTGAGTGAGTGACCAATCGGAGCGAGTGAGTGAGTGAGTGAGTGACCGAGCGAACTATTCTCTCAACGTAGGGTCTACGCAAATATCTTGGCGTGAAAACGTCTGTCCTGACATACACTTATCGCCCGCTTCGACCTTTACACAGCTGCGGAATCCGCGGTCTTCGCCTATATAACAGTATCCGGCCTTGCCTGCCTGGTGCTTTTGGGTGACACTTGTGCTATCATCCGCTTGAGGCGACGGTCCCGAATAACTGCGGTGGGCTTTATCTAGAAATGTATATTTGGTATCGTCGTTAACGAAACCCGGTTTCTTATCTGAACTGTTTGACATTCCTGGTGGGACCGGTGGTCCGGACGCTGCGCGCGCTTTCGGCGCCTTCGGGACCTTCGGGACATTCGGGGTGTCGTCGTCACTGTCGCTGTCGCTGTCGCCCGACGACGATGGTGGTGGTGCGACTGGCTGATTTGTGATACGAGCGATGATTTCGCGTCCCTTATCCTCCAATGACTTGAAAAAGGATTTTACCTCCCCCATTCCTAAATGAAAATCGTTGTTATTCGATAAACTCCCCCACATGAACCATACGATGACGACGATGAGAATGAATTTAATAAGGGTTGAGAATGAGAAGAAACTGCCGTCGCTGTCGGCGTCGCCGCCGCCGCTGTCGCCGCTGGTGTCGAGAGAAATATCTGGCATTTTTACATTTTTGAATGTGTCTTGTGCCTTTTCTTTGATACTGGATAATATACCGGTTTTCTCCATCTTTGACCCTGACGATAGTCCACTATTTACACTTTCATTGTTGGTGGGTGCGCCGAAGTTCGTGAATTTAAAAGTTGGGAGCGACATTGTTATATATAAGAGAATACATTATTCATACGGGCTATATTTCCGCGGCGGCTGCTGCGGTTGCTGTGTCCCTTCGCCGCCGCCGCCACCGTCCTCCGTCTTCCTCACAATCGTATTCATCGCATTCAGTGCCTCCAGACGCTTAATCGTGCGTTCCAGGTCGCCATTCTTGTCCCCCTTAAATCCCGACGACGAAAACAGATAATCGGTATCAGGGCTAATCTCGTGCTGTTTGATTTGCTTATAAATCGCATTTATATTCTCTACCGCAGTTTCAATAACCAGGCGGTCATTTATCATTTCTATCCGGCTATCATATTCCGTCGTAAGTAGCGAAATAGCGAAATAGATGAGATACCGACGTTTTTTGCGGACCCCAGGCGTGAACCGGACACAGTAAATGCGCAAAAGGCTATTCACGATTTTCTGGGTCAGCGGCGAATATTCGTCTTGCTGGTTGCTTCGCGCGATAATCATATCCCATATCATCCAAATAGGGTCAAACTGGAGCTTATCATCTACGGGAATGTGTGACCGGCGCTCGCATCGACACGTCTCCTTCTTCGCTTTACAAATCGTCTCAAACTCTACAATCCATTCCACCCAGTAGCACGCCAGGAGTGTATTTTTGGAATCCCGAGAGATGTGGTATGCGAATTCATTCATCGCGATGAAAATCTCTTTCGGGTCTCTCTCTCGGAAAAACTCCTGCGCATAATCCACCCGCGGGGCCTTCAGGCGCTGTGACATCGTCGCGATATCATATTCCTCCTTTTTCTTTATTTTCACGCTCTCGTATTTATGTTGGCGCTTGGAGTTACAGAGGACGCAAACGATTTCTGCGAATAGCGACCGCATCTTCGGATGGTTTCGCAGGCGGATCTCATTTCCGACGTATCCGTTCGAAATAATGGATTTGAAACTCTCATAACGCATTTCGATATACAATGGTAGTTTAGGATTGGCTAAATGGATATACTTGCTGGCGAATGTTATAATGATGTCCCATAGTTCTAGATAATGCGCGGAACATACGAGTTCGGCGCTCCAATAACACGCGGGCTCGATTTTAGAACTGGATAGACTATTCAGGAGCTCTTTTCGAACATCGGTCTTTTTATAGGACGAAAAGGTGATTCCGCGGAAATCACTCTCGCTGCGGATGTCGTTGATTTCGTTGGGGTCAGCCATAATACAATGTGCGCGGTTTTTTTTCGCGCGAGAATAACGATAAGAATATTTTATAACGAAATACTAGTAGACAATACAATACAATGACGTCATTTTACAAATCATTTTCAGCGTATATCCAATCCATCACCCGATGGGAAATACTGACATTTATGTTTATACTATTAATGATTGTATGTTTTATTAAGCGCGACCTGTCCGTCCATGTGGAGGGGTTCGAACAGAAAGATAAATACAAAGTATTCGAAAATGACGCCATCTATGACAATTTTTATGCGGACATCTACGACGAGCTCTTCATTCAGCCCAACAAAATCGAGGCGGAGGTGGACGAAATCATCCACATCACCGGTGCTCTCAATGGAAATGAAAATGACAAGAAGAATTTCAAAGTATGCGACTTGGGATGCGGGCGAGGGCACCACGTAGACCAGTTAAAGCATAAGGGTATCGTCAACGTCATCGGGTGCGACAAATCACAGGCGATGCTTCAGAATGCGCGCGATATGTACCCGTCGTGTAAATTCATCCAGGGTGATTTTATGAAACCGATGCTTTTTAGTGAAGAAGAGTTCAATGTGCTGACCTGTTTCTATTTCACAGTGTATTATGTAAAAGATAAACGCGCATTCTTCCGGAATTGTCACCAGTGGTTGAAACCCGAGGGATACCTCATCATTCATTTAGTGGACCGGAACCACTTTGACCCGGTTGTTCCTGGGGGGAAACCATTGTTTCTTGTATCTCCGCAGAAATTTGCGAAGGACCGCATCACGAATTCACTCGTGAAGTTCAGGAGCTTTCAGTATAAATCGGATTTTACGGTTCCACCGCCGACTACGGCGACGAAGAAAGGCGCGACGAAACATACGGGAGAGAAGAATATCGGGAAGTTCGTGGAAAAAATAACGGATGATACCACTGGGAAGGTTCGAGAGAATATTCATACATATTATATGCCGACGAATCGAGAAATGCTGGAGATTGCGAAGGAGGTTGGGTTTACGGTGACAGGACAGGTGGACCTAGTTCATGTTCTTAATGAGTATCAGTATTTGTTTATCCTGAAGAAGACGGCGTAATGACAATGGAAGCCGAGGATCCGCGTAACCCCCTCGGTATGCTTTTTATGATTGTAATATAATGATGAATGAATTTATTAGCCGCATCGAGTGGCCGACATTTCTTTTTCATTATATTATCGTGTTTATATGCGCGGCTTTTATTACGTCTGTGTGTATACTAAAATTCAAATACTTATATTGGTATAGCCAGCCAATCACATTCTGGTTTACGATACGGCGGTGGTTTCGCGGGGGCGGTGGCGCAACGGGACATTGGAATAATACGGTAATGAATCCACTATCTCTCGCAGAACGGTGTAATAACGCAATCGTGTATCCGTTTTTACACTTTGTGCGTCACGACCTGGTCCGTGTCTACGGCGGCGGCGGCCTGTCGCCTATTTCAGATGCGCCTTACGAGAGAATTGCGGAGTTTTTATCACGACGAGATACAGAGACGCCATCCGCGAGTGATACCATGTGTATCCCCAGTGATACATTAGAGTTCATTCTCTCGCAGGATACATACGGACTATCAGCGTTTATAGGTATTCTGATGGGGGAGGGTGACAATACTACGCCAGCAATTAAGGGTGACAATACGCCCGCGATTAAGGGTGACAATACGCCCGCGATTAAGGGCGTATGTATTCTTACACCCAGAATTATGCTCTCCTTCGGTGCGTCCGGTGCCGCCCCCCGGTCGGTATCCATCTATATCTGCGACCATCTCGCCTGGGCGAAGTATATAACGAGCGAACGCGAATCTCTCGCGCTTCTTGAAACAACAGAATATATTCAGAAGTCCCGAGAGATTGCGGGCGAACAAACATTATACCGCTATCGCGAAATACCGGGATTTGTCATCCCCTTTACAACAGTTTATACGTATACATTCGCAGCGCGCACTGCGTCCGCCTCCGCGTCCGCGTCGCGTATCGGTGTGGGCATTTCCATAATTCCAGTATCCACCGCCAACTTCGCAATCTTTTACGCCTTTGTAAATGAACGCTCGAGAGATTTCAGATGCTGTATATTACACGAACTCAGTATACTTCAATCTCTCGTTCAAAGCGGAATCTATCGCATCTATATGCTTTTATTGAACCAGGTCCGTGTAATGGCGGTCTATATCTTTGCGCCTTCGTGGATGAAGGTGAGTGAAGGCACAGCGGCGGCGGCCGGGGCCTATACACGACATAAAACAAAACCGAAAAGGACTATCGGAAATAGGATATCGGCACTTCACAATAAAATCTCTCAAACATCTACTGCGGTCGTGAAATATCTGCCGCCGGTAGTTCCGCCGAAATATGATGCCTTCGGGAAACGGGTCAAACGGGTTGTGCGGGCGGCCGGCGACGGGGGTGGTGACGACGGTGGCGACATTCTGCGTTTAATATCATCCATCCAACAATGCGACCGTGATGTATTTGTGCGAGGATTCTACGCGGCGGCCGCCGCACTGGCAGTGGACACCCCGCGCAATACCACGGTGATTTGTATAGACACCCTCGCGCACAACTATAGAATAATTGACGACATCGTCGCGACGGCGACCGCGCATTGGAATTTATTATCACGAGAGAAATGGTATTACATTCTATATAATGCCATTATACACCAGGAAACCCTGTGTAAGGATATAGCTGTCATCTAGCGTGCGCGGAGATGGTCTAGCGCCTATATCCCGCGGTATATGACCGACGCCCGCCAAACATCCCGAACCCGCCACCACCACCGCCACCGCGTCCTGCGCCGGCACCGCCACCCGATGCCGCCCTCGTAAATGTATCCACGATGAATATAATGAATACGCCTAAAAAGCAATACAGTACGAGTTCTTCTACGACATGGCCGGTTTTCTCGTCCTTCTTATCCTCCAGCATATGAATGATGTAGTTGAGTTTTTCAATAAGCGCTGCGTTTGTGCCGGACATACTGCCACCGCCGCCACCACCGCCGCCGCCGCCGCCCGCCGCCAATTGATTCGCGAGAGATTCAGCATAAGGCACAAATTGCTCGTAATATTGCGATGCGTAGGCATTTGTGCTAAAGGGCTCCGACTTCCCGCTTTGACCGTCTTTCTTTGGAGCGCCAGCGATTCCGGTGAGTTTCTCAAAATACAATGACGGCGGCGCAGTTGTCATCCCCCCTCCAGCCGAATCCGTCATCCCTTCCAATAATGTGGATGAATATGACATCGACGGGTTTAGGGAATTCATTTGGGTGGTTTTGCGAACCACCTGCGCCGATGACGGTGTATTGCTAGATAACGTATCCGCGCCCCGAATAATTCCAGAATGCGAAACATTTGTCGCATAAACACCCATTCCTTGCGCCGGATAGGATGGTAGAACGGAAGGCGAACCATAGGCATCGCCATCCTCGCCGTCTTCTTCGCTGTCCTCCCCGCCTTTACGATGAATACTTTCAATATAATCCTTGATTTGCTTTATTTTCTTCCCGGCCTGTTGGACTACGCCGCCATTGTTTCCATTTTCGTTGGATATACCAGTTATGGCGCCGCCATTCGGTGATTGTAATAGGCCTCGTTCAGTCTCATTGGCGCGCGGTATCTTTAGGGTTCGGTTGCCGCCGCCATTTCGGCGATTGTATATTTTTCCGTTTCCGTTTCCGGGCTTTGAATTGTCATTATTACTAGTTTCGGCGTATTCCGAAAAACCTAAAGATGTCATCTTCTCCTATAAAAAAACGAGATATTAATTCGGGGAGATTGAACTGGTGAAAAATATATTTGTTATGTATATAAGACGAAAATGGTGAAATTGGGAAAAGAAGTCACTTTAGGTGTTTTACTGGTGGTTATTGTTATTATGGTTCTTAAACCCAACCTTCTCGGGTTTTTGTATAATAACGTTTTAGGCAAACTTATCTTTGTCGCTGCCGTCGTGTTTCTCTCGTTGAAGCATACCGCCGCCGGTTTGCTGGCCGTCGTGTTCGTCGCGATTGTTGCGTCAATGAGCGGCTACCACGGCTTTGAGGGGATGGCTGTTCCGGAAGAAGTTCTTGAAGGAGAAGAAAATATGAAGAAGGAGAAGTGCGAGGGTGAAGACTGCGATGCCGAGACGAAGGAAGGTGCTGAGACCCAGAAGAAGCCCGAGGCGGTCAAGGACATTGAAGCACTGTTGAAGGTGAAGTAATGCGATTGAGTAATAAGCACCCGAATCGTATAAGACGTGACTAGGCGGGACTCGCCTACGAGCAATACATACACACACACATTATCGTGTATATGTATTGAATTATTTCTAGCATAATAGTAGTAGTAACCGCGAAATGGAAGTCCAGTATTATATTCAATATATTCTCTCGTGGGTGGTTCATAATGTGATATATACTGATGCGTCATTTGCCATTGTGCGTATTTTAATATTTATTGGCCTGGTATCCTTATTGGTATACGGTCAATATATTTTGTTTGTTTTGTTATGTATTGTTGTAATATATGCGGAGTATCTCGCGGACGCGGACGATGGCGACAACTACGTAGCGCAATTCGCGGCAAAGGTGATGGCTGCGACGACAGTGCCTGCGACGGGTCGCGTTGTAGATAAAGACGAACTCACGACGGGTATTTCAATCCATGACGGACGTGAAGGGTTTTCCATCGGAATGCCGAAAATCATCAAAGGCGACGATTCGGGGAAAGACCACCGGCGCTCGAATAAATTCATCGAAGAAGACAGCCGCGACTTCACCGAGAAAGAATTCAGAAGCAAGCAATGCTCCATCGGAAGCGGGATTGGCGGGATAACAATGTTTGGCAGTAATGAACTCATTGGAGAATCGCGCACGGCAACCCAGCGCGGGATTTACGATTTCGCTGGGAATGTGACCGACAATACTAGCACAACTGATGCGATAAAGGCAAAACGCGCGAAATATTTCAATGAGTGTGTATTTCAACCAGTAAAGCGAAACGATTTCCGCGATTTCAAAAAAAAGATATACACCGACATAACCGCTTCCGTTATCAATATTGAGAATTGCTTGAAACGATTCAATACCGCGATTTTATTTAGTACTTCATCGAATATAAGCGCGGGTTATAGCACGCGGTTGACAACATTGACGGATAGCAAGGTTCTCGTGAAAAACGCAGACGGCACGGACGCATCATTTACATACGAGTCGTTGATTGTGGGGGGTAGTAACGAGGCGAAACTATCCAATATTCAGGCATTGAATAGAGGAAATAACGCCGATAACTTCAGCAAACAAACATATAGCGACTTACTCAAAGCGACCAATGATAGCGCCGACAACAGCGCACGTAAGCAACAAGCGATGGATATCTTCGGGAAAGTATACGGCTACCGCACACGAATCGACGAGATTCTCGCAATGATGCGCGCACAAACGAAAGATGACGTTGCGTCCATAAATACCGTGCGTATCAGCGAATCCGTCGTCCAAGAATTGCGCACGATGTTATCGTATTTGAAGATGATTCAACAAACCGACGCAATTATTAAGTTTGATATCAGTAACGGGATTTATGATAAGTTGAATACGACCCCGCAACCGACTACGCTTGGTGCGTTAACCGAAAATAATAAAATTACAATAGCCGCCGCCAACAACATTTTCAAAATCCCGCTCGATGACGACACCTATAACACCAACGATGAAAAGCGGTATTTATACGGCATAACGTATTATTTTGACCAGGCTAATAGTATATAACAAAAACACGTATATGAATTATAGTATAAGAATTATATAAGAATACATAATCGATTTGTATCCAATGAAACTACGAACAGTTGCCATTTTAATATTGATGGCGTGTGTCGTCGTCGCAACATCCGCTTTTGGGGCGTATCAGGACAGTATAGGCAATGACGACGACGCGACGAAGGCCGCGAAGAAGGCGGCGGCCGCAGTGCCTACGAAGGACGTTGTCGGCGCATCAGGTGCGGGAACCTCCTACAAACAAAGTAACGCCCACCTGGATATTTCCGAAAAAGCGGATGGGCCTTATGTAAAAGACGGCACAAATACATACCGCGGGAAAGCGGGTGGTTATGACCTCCGCGATACATACGACAGCGACGACGAGCGGGCCGACGGCGGCAGTGACAGCGACAATGACGACGGTTCCGAACCCAAGTCCGAATTCCAGCGAAAAATGAAGTATATCACCACAATGTTTAAAGAGATATTTAGTAAATGGAAATCACAGGAGACGATTATGGCGCCGTCCAGCGTCGAAGAAGACCCCGACAACCCGCTGGGCCCAGAAGGGTTCAAAATACGCGAGAAGTTCAAGAAGAGTGCGCGTCAGGGAATGCGAAAACTGAAAAACGCGTTTCGGGGGCGGTTCAGTTCGTAGCGTAGCGTAGCGATAAATAATCTATTCTAATAATAGTATTCGTATTATTCGCGTATTATTCATATATATTACCGTAAATGTCAAGGAAAAATCGTAGTATTCGCCGTAGGGCGTCATCGGCGGCGGCGCCGAAAATGCCAGTGGCCGCCGCCGCCGCCGCCGCCCCGAAACAAATCGGCGGCGCACCCACACCACCTGGGTCCGGCCCCGGTTCCATCGCATCATCATCCATCACCCTGAAAACATTTACGGATTTATTCTCCGGTAAAACGAACTTTTTCACACTTCAATCTCCCGCGAACAATATTATGAACTCGCGGGTTCTCACGACGATGCATAACTTCTTCCACAATCTGAATACCAGCACATTTTTCGCCGGGTTTGTTATGCTTGTCCTGAATATCGGCGCGCGATATATCAATCTAGACCTTAATTCATCCACCGAATCCTGGATTAAATACCTGATGAGTAAAGAGGTCCTCGTGTTTGCGGTGAGTTGGATGGGAACCCGCAGTATTTACTATGCGCTCGTTATTACCGCGTGCTTTACCATCGTCGTAGATCATTTTATGAACGTAGATAGCAAGTATTGCGTGGTTCCTTCCAAGTTTAGAGACTTACATACGATGACGGAGGAGAAACACGGACCCGAGAAGACGGTGACCGATTTAGAAATCAGCAACGCGCTTCATACACTGGAGAAGGCGAAGAAAGAGAAGGAGGAGACTGACCATTTAGAACTCGTCAAGTATCACCAGCTATTCAAAGATGACACATTTGAGTCATCACAACCGGCGAAGGTGGGGGGCGGCGGGAAGTAACACCGGGACGACGGGACGCGCTTGTGTATATCAAACAATTTTATAAATAGTATATAGCTAGGGTTATAATACTATTTATTACATAAAATACGGTATGGCGAATATAATTCCACCGCCGTTGCCACCGCCGCCGCCACGGCTTAGTATAAATCCATTATTACCAATTATACCTGCGGCAGTAGTGCCGGCGCCAGCGAGTCAAGCGCCAGCGAGTCAAGCGCCAGCGCCAACGCGCGCCCCAAAAAAACCGTATATCACTATAAAAAACCTGACTACCGTGGTCGACGCAAGTATTGGCCGGCATGTAGATGATTTGGATGAACGCGTCGCCTTGAAAGAACTCCCGGTAATCGGACCCTCCGGAACGAGCAAATCAACCGCAGCGCCGAAATTCGAGCGAACCCAGGGAGACCACCCAGACTTAAAAGTTGATATATACGAACAAATGGTGTATCATCGCGCGAAATCAACCAATAATAAACGGCTTGAAATATTTGTTCCTACTCGATATAAAATCAACTACAACAAAATAAAACAATATTTCGCCACAAAAGGCGCGGATAAAGATGTCGACGAACTCAAAAAAACGGTGATAAGCGCTTATGGCAATAACTACAATAGTTTATTTTATAAACATACCATTGCGGGGAAGACCGTGCCCGCCGCCGCCGCTGCCGCTGCCAGAACTGGACTTGCGTCGTCGTCAACGGGCGGCGACCTGGATAAACTCGCGATGGAAAGTATCCAAAATAAAATAGATAGATGGCATTTCAATTATGCTGAATGGTCGTTTTATGATAACGCGAGTTCGTTTTTCGTCCAGAAAACGATGTTACCCCAGGATGAATTATTGACATTAAAAATGGATTTTGATGACGTATTCGGGGGCGCGGGCGCGGGCGGATTAATAACCATCGTAGATGAAATCGGCGGGAAATACACCGGTTTAAAGGCGAAATATGCCGCAAATATTCAGGACCCGGTTATTGTGACGGCGTCATCTACTCTTGATAATTATAATAGTTTGTTTAAAATATTATACGCCGAAATTGATAAACGGAAAACAGAGCCGTTGGATTATGTTACAGAACGCCAACGGGATTTTCCGTCGTATACATTTGATGTCAATACGAGGAATTATTTATTACGCGCATTTGAGAGATTACATAATATATCGCAGCAAATGACAACTGTATATAAAACGTTTGGGGATACTCCAATCAACTCCAAAATCAAATTGTTAGAAACACTCAACGATGAATATACACAACTCATACAAGGGATTGAAAGAGATGCGAACTTAAAGAACGCCAACGACATATTTACGAAATATATGCTGGGGCCTGGGAGAAAAGATGTATTCTCAAACTTCATACCTAATTATAAAATATTCCAGTATGTCTTTTGGTTAATTCGCGGGGGGGGTGCGGCTGGCGGTGTGTTTGTAAATAACGCATTTGAAGTAGATTACGCGGCGGCCGAACCAGAAGAATTATATGGACTTATTCTTGATTTGCCGGTGGCGGGGTTGACGCCTGAAGAAGAGAGGAAAAAGGCGCAGTTTATGAAGGATGATGCGGTAATAAAGCAGCTTGAAGATATTAATAAGCTTATAGCGTATCGGAATACGAATACGACGACCGCCGCTAAGCCGACAGACTACGAAACTTTAAATAAATATGATACAGCGTGGCCGGGCGCCGGTCAACAACTAGGATATATAACTAAAGCAATCAATAATGATATATTGACACTACCAGCTGATTTAAAAATTAAAAATGATGTTAGTGCGGCAAACCTTGATTCAAAATCCGCAGAAATCAAATCAAAAATCCGCGAATTAAAGGGCAAACATTTCGCATCAATGCTAATTTTTTATAATTACCTAGAAGCGAAAAAGGCCGCGGATACGGCGGAGATTTCGGAGTTTTTTAACACATTTTATGAAGAGTCCAAATTGATGAACCCAGAGATAGACTCGCATTCAAGTATAGTCGGTGATAACCCGAAAACGGTCCCAACATTTTCATTTGGAATTGACATCATTTTCTGGACCCTGCTTCGTATTACGAAATATTATTCAGGCAAGCATATCAACTTCATAAAAACAATGAAGGAAAAAATCGGCCCCGAAAATCCCGAACTACGCAATCTGCGTCTTGAAATCGGGGTCAAAGAGAGCAAACTGAAGCATGTATGCGAACTCATCGCGAATACCGGTAATATACCGATAGACACGATTATCCCCGACCGCGCGGGGTATTATATACAAAACGGCGCGGGCGCGGGCGCGGGTCAGCAGCCTTACATCGGATTCGTCGACCCGGATAAATACCGCGCGGAATGGCGGAAGAAAATAGATCCTGCGGGGGGGGGAGGCGAAACCGCAAATGACATCATAAAAACCACGAATAAAATGAAGAAGAAGTTGGACGAATCTCTCGGAATGAATGACGCATCCAAAATGGCCGAGATGCTTTCCACATTAATAGAAATGAATACTGTCCAAGTCGTAAATATGCTCTTTGCGAGACCGCGCAATATATGGTATTCACCCGATTTACAAATTAAAGGGACTGCCGATGAATCGTCCAAATGGATATTATTTCAGTTGGATAAACCTCAAATTATTTCTGGTCGCGCGTTTTCAAAATTCAAAAAAGCGTTGGGGGCGCCAGGCGGCGGGACGACCCGCTTAGAGCGTATATTGGATAAAAAATCGACGGAAGAAGTTTCACCGATTGATATCAGTTCACTCGGCAATGCCGGAGCGGGGGCGGCGGCGCCATTTTTGATATTTATTATTGCGACGCAGCCGGTTCCACCCCGAATGCTGGATAAAGATAATATGAAAGACGCGACGGATGTAATGTTTGATGACCCGCTATTTATTCCGGCGGGGGTGGCGGCGGGCACGGCGGGCACAGTGGCAGGCGGCATTATTGAAAATGGTTCCAATTTAAAGGAATCGATTACAAATACGCTGGGTAAAATCAAGGGCAAGATTCTACCCACAAAGGAATCGTGTGCGACCGGTAAAGACGCGATTTTGAATGCGGCAACTGATTTAAATGATTCGTTTAATAAAACGCTTCGGAGTATCGGGGTGGATTTGGAGAAAAAAGTTGACAAATTTCTACAAAAGGCGCCGCCGCCGCCGCTGCCTGGGATGATACCCCCGCCGTTACCGCCTCCGCCACCGTCGGCGTCTGCGTTGGCGACACATAAAGTGGGACAGCAAGCAGCGGCAGCGGCATCGGCCGCAGCAACAGCGACGGCACAGCAAGCGGCAGATGCGAGGGCGGCATTAGCGGCCGCAGGCCTAGAAATAGCCAGGTTGTCTAATATTATGAGTGAATTAAATCGTGAAATTATCATGGCACGCGCACCACCATCTATGACTCAACCAATATTATCCGCGTTACACGACATGGTCAATACTTCAGCCCAACGCGCACAAACAGAATCCGCAAGAGCAACCGCGGCGGCGGCAGCGGCTACCACGGCAGCACAACTCGCGCCACTTGTTCCTCAATTACAGAGTCGTCTTCAAGCTGAACAGACGAAATTATCAAGAATATCAGCAGTTTTGAATAATATGAAACAAGAGCTAAAATACCTCCATTATAATTTACGACACGAAGAAATAGAGGTAGAACTTACTCCTCCTCCTCCTCCAGATTTTGTAGCATTACTTGCCAAGGCACAAGCACTAGATGGGGAATTAGCCACATTTAATGTTGATTATGGAAAAATCGTTACACAATTACAAGCATTGAAAGATAATGTTCCTATCACGATACAAAAAATAATAGACGCACGGCAGGCGGCAGCGGCGGCGGCAACGGCGGCGGCAGCGGCGGCAGCGACGGCGGCGGCTGTGTCAAAAATACAACGTATGTGGCGGCAAAACGCAGCAACGAAAGCAGCACAGCAAGCGGCAGCAGAAGCACAGCGAGTATTAGACGCGTCGAGGCTTCAGATAATACAGTCAGACAGTATAATTACAAAAGCAGCAATACTGCCAACGACAAACGCCATATTAGAAACGTTACTCCAGGAAACAGTTGATTCCGGTGCCAGAGCGGCAGAACAAGCAGTAGCAGCACGACAATCCGCATTAGACACACAAGCCGCAGCAGCAGCAGCGGACCCTACATCACAGCAACCACTTCAAACACTAGCTGACGATTTAAATACTGTATCGGCTAGACTAACGCAACAGCAGCAAACACTACAAGAATTACAAACCACTATACGTGATAGGATGGCACAAATACAAAAAGTGGACACAGCAATACAACAAGGGTTGAAGCGGAACAAAGACGCAGCGGCAGCAGCCGAAGAACAATCCCAGCTCGGTTTACTTAATCAAATGTTGGATTGTATCAATGAGACATTTACACGATTGAACATACAAGCATTTCTGCCTCCAAATTTGAATCCGCTGAATACTAGCGCCACTCTCCGCGCGCATATTGTAAATTGTTTAAAAATTCTAACAGAGCAGTTAAATGACGCACCTAATATTGTGCGTAACATATTAACTAGCGAAGATATTCCCGCGGAGAGAGATACCCGCATAACCAAACTTCGGGAAATGTTAACTGAAATCGGGGATATGAATGAATGTAATACGGCAGAGTTTCAACGACAAAAAGAAGAATTAATTACCGATATTAGTGGTAGTTTAACATTCTTAACAAATGCGTTGGAAAAGGTTACAGAAAATAATAGCGAACTTCTCAAACCATTAAAGCAAGGAATTCCGCAAGTGTTGGGTGAACTTAATGATGGCGTTCCGATTCAACAATCATTGGTCGACCGTGTATGTGGTTTGTTAGATACAAATACGGCACGATTTAAAAGCCCAGAATACAAAAACAGCATAATTAAAAAATTCGATGGAAAGGTTAACGATATACAGCCCAGTCTGGCCGCATTGAAACAGGAATACGCCAGCTGTATGCTGGACGCACAAAATGCGAGACTTGCCGCTGCGAATCTCTATTTAGACCAATTAAAAGAGACGTTCAAATCGCAAGCATTACAACCTCGATTACCGCGTATCGATGATATACTGCCAACCGCGACCATCGGAGATATACACACCGCAATTTCGCAACATTTGGACGCATTAATTACGTATCTGAGGGACGGTGCGTTTTTAAAACCGACGGAGGTTGAACTTACAGTATTGAATCAGGAATTTGTAAAATATGTGCGAGATACATTAGCACCTCTATCGGACATGAAGTTGGCCGAATGTGTGGACACAAACATTACAGGCCCAATTAAAGCGACAATGGAGGAGTATCGAAAAAAAGCAGCGAATATATCAATCAGTATACCACCAAATATTGCCCAGAGGATTCCCGATATAACAAAAATACTCGCGGGTTTAGATGCGGAACAACTAGAGAACACAACATCCGACGTCGATTATACACTTCCGAAATCAAGCACGAATTTTATACAAAACGTTGCCAATATTCGGGCTCGCGCAAGCACGTTATTACGTGATGAATTCCAAACTACGCCACTTCGCACCGAAATAGCCACATTTGCGGCAGAATCATTGGCTGCTATTGACAAGTGTCACAAGGCACAACTTTCAGCAGCGGCGGCAAAGGAGGAAGATGAACGACTTGCGGCCGAGCGAAACAACATATTGATAGAATATTTACGGGTATTAAATGGAATACCTGGAATGCCCGACGCACCAAAATCGGCAGGTATGAAGCTGGAAGCGCGAATCTCGTCTCGGCTGCCGGAGTTATTACGGATGGTTTATGAAAAAATTATAGAGAAAACAGTTAAACTCCGCGGTCATCAAAACGAGCTTACCAAATTAATTGCCGAAATCGAAGAAAAATTAGCCGAACTACGTAAATTTGCGGCCGAGCGGTTGGTGATGTGTGATGAACCATCAATACTCACGGCAAATACACCAAAATTAAAAGGAATCATCGATGGATTGAATGCGTCGTTGTTAGTATTACGCAATGCGAATGCGGAAAATACAGGTAAACTGGAGGAAATGGACACTAATGCCAGTAAAATTCGGGTGAAAATAAATACCGAAATTATTACTAGTAAACTACAGATATTTAATGTTGCGTTGATTGACGGAATCCGTACTGATTATGCCACGATGACGAGTGAATTTGATGAATTCACCGCCGCATTGACAAACAGTATATCAAGAACACGCATTGGTCTCGACCGATATACCCAGGAAGCTGCCACCGCGCGTCAGGAAATAGAGGCGTGTATTGAAAGACGTAAAAAGGCTGCCAACTCAATGGTGGCCGAAGGAACGAGATTAAATGCCGAGATAACGCAGAAAGAAGCTGAATGTAACGAGCGTATTGCCGCACTGGAAACAATAGCAAATGCCGATCCGAAAAATCCGGATTTAAAACTCCGAATTGCCGCTTTAAAAATGGCGAATACTACATTTAAAAGTCAACTTCAAGCTATTGAGGGTTCACACGTTCCGATTACTAATGTATCAGGCTACCTACGTGGTCTCGCGGGCGCGGATGCGGGTGAGAGCGAACTAAAGGAACTATCTGAATTAGCAATCAAATCTATAAAAAAACTCACCGAGCAGAATAGCGAATTAGATGCCATATTAGCTGAATTAAAGGCGGGCGAAGGCGATACAGATGCTATAACACAGGAAATTAAGAAGGATAAAGCTGAAGCCGACGCAAAGAAAGCCGAGGAGGAACGGGTCGCGGCGGACAATAACGCCCTAATAGAATCTGCGGACATGGAGTCTGTCTCAATATATATACCTACACCTTCATCTCGGAAGCCGGTAGCAGTTACAGCTTCCAGTTCAGATGCCGAATCATTAGAGGAAGTTGAAGAACCAGAAACCATATTAGAATTTGTGGTAAAGCGCCCTGCGGCTGCGGGATCTCTCGGCGGTAGTATCCGCCATCGTGGAAAAAGGCAGGTCCTCCAACGAGGAGGAGTTGGAGAAGGAGACCCTATTGTTTTTCGTATTACCAAATTAACACCGGAGGTGCAAACACTTCTATTGAATTTTAATCCATTAAACCAGGTATTGACGAAAGATTTGTTTAAAAATATTATAGAAGGTGTAAAACCTATGTCTATAGAAGATGCTGCTGTTGAATATACAAAAATACAGAAAGCCCTCATACCCAGTAGCAATACCGAGCGCTATTTTGATACACTCGGACAAAAGGTTGTGTGGAAAACATCAATTATGAAACTTATGAAATTTCTTGATTCAACAAATCCCCGCCCCAAGGTTAAAAATGATAAGGGTGAGTATATCCCAGTTAAAAGTTACAGTGAGATGTATAATGATCTATGGACGTTTATGGAGTATAACCATGGGTCTATTGCGAAATTAAGAGAAATATTTAGTGTTAAGAATCATAATGGTAAAACTTTAGAATCCGAACTAATTGATACAGGGGACATCGGCGACATACGTGTAAGAGTAGGTTGGTTAGCACCAACCAAAAATACTCTATTTGACAATCTTTTTAAGGTGTTTTCTGATTGTATTAAGGTAAAAGGGGAACAGCCCGAAACATCCATGTTCTTAACTGAACGCACATCCACGAAAGCCAACAATATGTATCGTTTCAAGTTGAATTGGCTTATTCTGATTGCGTTTAATATTTATCATACAGCAGACCCCGAAAACCCCGAAAACCAACGCCAGTTATTAATTGATATTTGCGAATTTGTAAAACATCTTTATGATATATTTGTGGGTTGGATGGTTACATATGAACCAGATTCATTATATGGTGAATTTACGAATACCCCTCGTGGTGGTGGTGATACATATAAAGTGAAAACAAATAAGCTTATAATCGCAGAAAGTACCGATGGTTCATTGACGCGATTACGACAGGCAATACGCAAAAAATTGTGTTATTTCGGTCCAAACAAAGAGCTTATCAGTGCGGCGAAGGCGGCGGAGGCTGCGAAGGCATCGGCGAAGGCGGCGAAGGCAGCGGAGAAATTACAGGCATCGTCACCGGCATCGTCTCGGTCATCGTCGCCGACATCGTCGCAGGCATCGGCGAAGGCATCGGCGAAGGCAGCGGAGAAATTACAGGCATCGTCACCGGCATCG